CTGAATCTAGTACTGCGTATGATGTTGAAGGTAATCCATTTCTGAAGTTAATAATATCTTCTACTTCAGCACCTACAAATGCATCATTGTTAACTACATCAGATGACTCTGGTGAAAATAATGCTACGCAATCTTTTCTTTTTTCAGCAATGTTATTAATAATGTACTGAGCAACTGTTAGATTAGCATCTGCACCTAAAATTAAAGATACATCAACATCTTCAGCTGATTCAAATTCTTTATAACCAGCAATCATTTGAGCATTAGTTGGACCTGATCCATCACTACCACCTGATAAAGAAACAGTTTGAGGTACATCAGATGTAACTGAATAACTTGTACTTGATACTCCACCTGCTCCTGATAATTCAGTTTCATGGTTAGCCCAAAGAATAAATTGTGATTGCTTTTCTATTACATCTTTATAATAGATTGATTCACCTGATTCGTTCTTTGCATCTGTTGCTCTTGATACTGCTGAGAATCTTTCTAATACTTGACCTTTAACTCCAGTCCATTCTCCATCTTCGTCTGCAACTACTACGTGTAATTCATCTGATGAACCGCTCTTTGTATTAGCTGTTAATGAAGTTCCTGGAGCTTCATCAAACTCATTATGATATTCCCATTGTCTTTCTATTCTATTAGCTAATGCAGCAGTTGAAAGAATAGATACAACAGTTGAATTTGAAGTTGTTCCTAATTCGTCTTGTGTTGGAGCTGTGTCTAAAGTAATTAAGTTAGCAGATATAGATTTAACAGATAAATTAAAATTAACTGTTGAATTGGCAATCTTTAATCTGTCTCCTGCTGCAATTACTCCAGTTACATCTATATCATCAATTCCACTCATATTATCTATAAGTGCAAATGATCCTGTACCTGTTGCAGCTGTGTTAGCTCCTTTTACACCAATCTGTGTATTTCCTGCTTGGAATATTAAGTTAGCAGATGTAAAATCTGAGCTAAATGCATTTGTTGATTGACATACAGAAACTTTTAAAGAGTTACCTTTATCTCCAGGATATCTACCTATCCAAGCTCCTGCTCCTGTTACTCCGGAATTATAATTATTATCGTAGTCGTCGTCATTTTTTACTAAAATACTACTATTACCTGAAGCTGTTGCATTTTTAGCTCCATTATCTACTCTTACTACAAATAGTTTATTACCGTACTGCAGAAAGTTTGCTGCAGTAAAAAATTGTCTAAAGTTGTTACTGTCTGGTTTTTGAAACTGAGAAACTAATTGATCTTCACTACTTATAAGTATACTATCTAAAACTGGACCCCAGTTAAATCTTCCCGCAATAGCTCCCTCTGTGGTAGATACAGCGGGGATTACCGTAGTTAGATCTATCTCAGAAACATTAACACCTGGTGATACTTGAAAAGGCATCTAATTTCTCCTTATTTACAAAGTTGGTTCTAATTTACAACTATATTTATAAAAATACAAGTTTACCAAATTGTGTCTTCGCTGTCGGGATTAATATTATTTATAGTAATAGTTTCTTCAGTATCCATACCTGCATCAACAATCATAGCTGGAAGCATACTTTCTTCTATAAGTTTTTCTTTTTCTCTTAATAACTTTAATCTTAAATCACTATCAGTTAATTCTTTGAAGTAATCTTGATTAGCAGCCCAAGCAAATAACACTAAACACATCGCTAAATCATCGTGAGCTCCTTCTTCAGCTTCGTAAGAAGCTCCTTTTTGTATAAAAGTACTTAGCTCATTTAAAATATTGTAGTCATTAGTAATAATTTTATTATTTTCTAACATAGTTTTTAATGAAGCACACCCCATTCTTTTAACTTGTTTAGTAGTTTTTACTCCTCTTTGAACTTGGCCTCCAAATCCTCCACCAATAATTTGACCGGCTCTACCCATAAATTTAGTAAATATTAAATTTTCATATTCTAAATCTTGATAGATTATATCACATATTTGTTGTCCAATATCGTTATTTTCAACCATAACATGAGATTCATTATAATATTTACATGTAGGAACTATTATATTAGGATATATTAAAGGTTCTATATTATTATTTCTGTATACAGCTACTACTTCATATGGCATTTTAGTACAATCAATAATAATGAAAGCTGAATAATCAATACCTGCTCCTCTTGAAGTATCAACTACAGTAAAATAAAAATGACCTATTATTGGTTCTTTATATATTCTAAGATTTCCTTCATTAGATATAGATATAGGTTCTTTAAAAACTAAATTTTTTAATATATTAGGTGATATTAATGTATTAGCAGATCCTAAAAATTCAGCTTCAAACTCTTGTCTAAATTGATCTTCACTAGTATTAGATATAGTATTTTTTTTCCATTCTTCATCTCTTCCTGGAACATCATACCAGTTAACTGCTAAATTAGTATATTCATTACGTTCTTCAGTACTATTAGTCCATATTTGATAAAATAAATCGAATCCGTTAGGAGTTGAAGTTATTACAACTTTAGTATCTTTTCCTGATGTTATAGTAGGATAAACTGAAGTAAAAAAATCATGCTGTATATTTCTAGGAACAAAAGCAAATTCATCTAAGTATAAAAAATTAATAGAATAACCTCTTATAGCCGAAGATGCTGTAGAAGAAGCTAATATTTGATTACCATTTTCTAATTCTAAATTAGTTTTATTCCAAATAACTACTCCTTGTTGCAACCATTTAGGAAGATTTTCATATGCTCTTTGAACTCTAGATAATATTTCTCTTGCAGTTGCTAATTTATTAGCTAATATAGCAATAGTATAATTATCTTTAAATAAAATATGCCATAATATTACTGCTGCAGAAGTAGTAGTTTTTCCAGCTTGACGACAAGTTTTAATAACTGAAAATCTATTATCACATATCATAGAAGCCATTTTTTCTTGATAAGGATATAAATTAAAATTAACTAAACCTTCATCTAAGTTAATTATTTTTACATATGTTCTAATAAAATATATTGGATCCTTAGAACATTTAAGAAATTCTTCAATTTGTTCTTTCTCCCACTCAATAGAAACGTGGGCTTTTTTAAGGTTAGGATTTTTTAAGTAAGTATCAGTCATTTTTTAGTTGCCTTTAATCTCTTTTGAGACTATAATAGGGTGTACCCTTGAGAGGATAACTATTTATCACCTTTAATTAACTTCTGTAATTCAGATGTACTTCCTACAAATAATGCATTCGTTACATTATTAGGACTTTTCTTTTCTTCTTCAGCTTTTAATGTTTTTAATTTCTTTTGTAATTCAAGTAAATCTTTGTTCGTATCAGACAAGTTTTTAACCATTTGTGCTACTACTTCAAAAGCTCTTGGAGATTCAGATGTAGAAGCTATAGAAGATAATTCTTGTAATGCCATACTACCGGTTTCAATTATTTTCTTTAAATTTTGTCTAGCATATTCATAATCATTTTCTGCCCTATCTTCAGTTTCAGATTCAATAACTTCTACAGGAGTATTATTTTGTTGTATCTTCTCTTGCATAGAGGTTGTTTCTGACGATAAATCTAAAAGTTCTTCCATTGATTTTTCTAAATTAGTTTTTGTCATTTTAAGTCTACTACATTGTTAGATGTAAATATTTCATTGTTTATTTTAAAGTTATCAAATTCAATATCTTGTGCAAATCCATAATCACTATTAGCAGCTATGTTCTTTAAGCTTACTGAACTTTCAGTATTACCAGGAATAGTCATAGGAGCTCCGTTAGCATGTTGAGCTGGTGATACTGTTAATCTTTCAATTGCTCCAGCATCTGCAGTAGTATCTTTATAAAAGAAAACTTGAGATCTTTTAATAATACCTGTAGTAGAAACTGGTCCATATAGGTATCCTTTTAATAAAAACTGCAAATTATAAATTAAAGCTCTTCTAGTATCAAAATCACCTTCATAAGTATCTTCGATTGCTACTGATTGTAAAACTACCGGTGTATCAACTACTATGTTTAAATCCGGTATAAGTCTAACATTAGTAGTAAATTCAGGTCTAAAATAAGGTAGTATATTTTCTAATATTTGAGCCCCATCATCAGCATTTTGTACAAATATTGATAAGGTAAAACCAATATCATATGGAACAGGTACATATTGATTTTTAACTCTATTATTATCATCAGAATTAATAATTACATTTCTTAATGTAGAAGATAATTTTCTTTGGCCATTATAGGTTAATTCAGAAATCTCAAAACCCATTCTAGGTAAAGTTATAGAAACTTTTTGAGTTAAATTAGGATCTTGTCTTAGTCTTACTAAAAATTTTTGTTTAGGTCCATATGCTAAAGGAACTTGAATACTTTGTATTCTTTCTCCTGCTTTATTTAATCTTTGAATAACTATATCATTAAATAGGTTACCAAATGCGATAACGTATTTTCTTAATATTCCATTATAATATTGTTGACCAAACATATTAGAACCTATCTATATCACCAAATGGATTTCTTTCAGAGAAATCAATTATAGAATCACTATTTATAGTACTATCTTGATTAGATGCAAAGTATTCATTATTAGCAGTAGGTTGCACGTCTTCCATTCTAAATTCTACTAATAAAGAATCTCCATCTTCATTTAACATTTTTCCTGATCCAGAAGCTAAATCTAATAAAAATTCATTTTCTAAAAGATCCATAGTATTTTCAGTTTCAACAGCATCAATAATTGTATTACCTGTATCAATTTTTTCACTGCTATACTGAAATAGTTCGCATCTTAAATCATAAGTTTGTAATCTACCAGACTGATAAAAAATATTTTCATGTTCAACGTGTTTAATTTCATATAGTTTATGCATTAATTCGAAAAAAATAAGATCACCTTCTCTAGGTCTACTATGGGTTATTGCATAATTATCAGCTGTACCTTCTTCTAATTGAATACTAAATGAAGAAGTAGATTCATCAAGAAATCTTCTTGAAGGAGCTGCAGTATTAGCTTCTTCTTGTACATAATTATAACCTACTTCAGTAGTTAATTTTTCTGATTTAGCTTGATCAAATCTTTTCCTAGCTACAGTAAAGGTCATAGAATCTCTTATTTCTAAATTGAACTTAGATAATAGATCTCCTTCACCTTCAAAACCTTCTACATTTTTTATATACATTTCAATACCTATAGCATCATTAAATGTAGATAAAGTATCTTCACTAAATAAAGCATCTTCTCTTAATAATGTTCTAGGTAGATATTTAACTTCGTGACCATATACTTTTATAGCTTCAATATTAAGATCTTCA